TGTGAGGGGCTGGGAGGGGCCCTGAATCTCTCAGAGGGGTAGAGGGTCGCAGTTTTTTGGAGCGCTCTGGGCGCTCTCTGAGGAGCCGGCGGGAGCAGGGGGGAGTCGATGGTGCGCTCACAGAGCGAAAAGGGGTATTTTGACCATCGATAAGGACAATTATCGTTAGTATCGCCCCCTTCGGTGCCCCCCCTCACCTCCTGCCATCCCGGGGTGGCTCCCCCCCGCGGGTCCCATATTGGGTGTGATAGATCCCCTTCCGGAAACGCTCACCAACTTTTCGCCTTTGTTAGACTTTAGACTGGTCACCGGGGCAGGACATGCACTTGACAGTGTGGGTATTTCTTCCTATGCTTAGGGCTATGAAAGTAGAGTTTATGAGGGTGAGTGATGGGGCGAAGGCGGAGGACTATGTGGGGTCATCGATACGTGGTGGTGATGAGGGGGTGTTGATACAGGCGGTGTTCACGCCCGAGGATAATCATGACCGGCGGATGATATCGGAGGCGTTGGGAGTGGATTTTCACGGAGACGTTTGGGTGCAGCGGTGGACGAGTCACAAGGTGAGTCCGAAACCCCCTACTACCAAGACGAATGGGTGACGATATACCGCGGGGACTGTCGAGAGGTCATCCCTCAAATATCAAATGTAGGACTGGTGATAACGTCCCCTCCTTACAATCTTGGACTAAAAGTGGTTGGCCCCTCAAGGAAATGGGGAAGCCACAGGAGACATGGAATATCAGTCAAATACAACACAAGCCGTGATGATTTGCTTCCACACGAATACAAAAAAATGTGCTTGGAAGTTCTCGATAAATGCTTGTTGATCTCTCCTGCTGTTGCTTGCAATGTGCAATGGGCAACGGGAAACAAGCTGGCTTTGTGTGAGATGTTGGGCGAGAGAGGTTCGCTCTTGAAGGATGTTGCTATTTGGGACAAAGGGCACGGTCAACCAGCGGTTAACAAAGGGACAATGAATCCCTCATTTGAGATGATATTTGTCTTTGGCGGAGTTCCACGGAACTTTGTCTAATGTTTGGAGGCTCAAAAAAGCCGGTAAGGATTCACATAAAGCCGCAATGCCTTTAGGCTTGGTAAAAAACTGCATAAATCTCTATCCCGCCACCCGCACTATTCTCGACCCTTTTATGGGGTATGGAACCACGATGGTAGGCGCAAAAGATTCTGGGCGAAAGTCTATCGGTATTGAGATTGAGGAGAAATACTGCGAGATCGCTGCAAAACGCATGAGCCAAGAGGTATTTAACTTCTCACCAAGGGGATAATTAGAGAACGAATGAACGAAAATAACCAGACGAGAGGGACGCGCTATTCCCTGTCAGGGATGGCGAGTGGCAAATTAGGCAGGGCATCTCCCCTGCCCCGGTTCTGATCAGGACATCGAAGGGGCGAGGGGGGTGTCGAAGGAAGGGGCAGGAGAGCATGAGACTCGACATGGATCAGGAGAGCCTTTGGAGGAGCGCGAGAGGATGAGGAAGGAGTTGGCTGAGACCCGCAGGGTATTGCTGGCCTGTCAGCGGGAGAATGGCCGGCTCATGACTAAGGTGGCGGTGCGGGAGCGGCGGATAGCGGAGTTGGAAAGGAAAGATCCACCCGCGAAGCCGGTGGACTTGGATCAGCCGCTGGTGGAGAAGGTGAAGCAGATGGCCGTCCGCTGCGGGGCTTCGCGTGAGGTGATTTATGGGACGGGGGACTACCGAGGGGAAGCCAGAGGGGCTTCGCTTTACGCAGGGGACGGCAAGGCCCATTGCGCAGGGGAAGCCAAGGGAGATAAGGATGCTGCTGAGAAAGACGCCCCGAGAGGCGATTGAGAGGACCGCCCGGATGTATAACCGGAATATTGACGCCAGCGAGGCGCTCGGCATTGATCGCCGCACCTTCGGGCGCTTGTGCAGGGAGTATGGAGTGGAGACCCCCTTTGCGAGAGCCAAACGCCAGAGAGATAATGGATGAGCTATGTGATTGAGACGTGGGTTCGATGTGACGGGTGCGGCACTCCCGGCCCGAATGTGCTACATGAAGGGAGGCCGGAATTATTTTCTTATGCAACGGCGCGGGCGCAGGCCGGCACCCAAGGCTGGAGGCACTATCGAACCGGCGGGCTTGGCGGCGGCCGGATGGCGGACTCCTGCCCGGCGTGCAATGTCGGCGACGGCGAAGGCGGAGCTTGAGTGAATACCCATGAAGAGGTGATGAAGATGGCGAAGGAGCCGCTGACCGTGGAGGAGAGGATCGCACGGGCCCGTGCGGCGAGGCCCGATCTGTCAATCCATTCGCAGGTTCACAAGAATACGAATGTGAGGGTGCGGGTCAGCTACGGGAATACGGTGGATGCCGGGATGCTGGGACCAGAGGTGCCGGTGTTTACGATGGCGGTGGCGGAGGCCATCGTGCAGCGCCGGCAGAAGGAATTGAAGGAGTCGGAGGACGAGGCCATCAATATCTGCATGGATCGGCTGGGCCTGTGAAGCAGGTCTCCGACATAGACCCTCAAGCTGTATTCGATGCCCTCGGGGGCGCTCAACATCTGCGCGATAGTCCCTACGTGGTGAATGTGTCCCTGTGCGGGCGCGAAATCAGCGGGGACCAGTTTTACGCCGAAGCCGACCCGAAAAAACCCTCCGGCTCCTCGATTGCCGAGAAGTACGGACTCGTGTGTTCAGCCTGTAGAAATAAGGAGACGCAGCTACGTGCCCACACCGAACGATTTGAAGGACGTGATTGACCTCCCTTTAGCGGACCGCCTTGCTCAGGCCCGCGAGAAAACCAAAACTCTCGATATCGATTTCGAGGCGATCCCCGGCGCGTCGATGGACAACGGGATTTATCTCAAGTGCCGGGTCACCATCAATCTGCGCGCGGTGGCTATGAGGGTGAGTGATCCGGTCCAGATCGAGCAAGCCTGCGCGCTGGCACCGGCCCCGGACAATCCGATGGCGTGGATTCATCAGGAAGAGGAAATGATCGCCCGCTGCCTGACGCGGCTGGGCCTGTAGCGGAGGTCCTGTGCCTCCAGTGCCTCCATGGCGTGGGCGTGGGACAAGGGGCCCCCGCCTCGATCCCTATCGCTGTCGCTATTACGAGAAGGTCGAGAGCGCCACGGCCGAGGAACAGGCCCAGCACGTCCGTCGGTATGAGCAGTGCTATGGCAACCCCGTCCACGATGGGCTATGTTTCAATCATTGGGCCAAGGCCTATTCGACGCTGAAAGAGTTTTTCGATCAGTCGAAGTCGGAGGATTCATCGTCCGAGTAGAAAATGCTGAGAAAGAAGTGTGGCTGATTTGGACGTGCTCGAAGTGATCGCAATCGCGGTGATCTGGACCGCAACCTGTTTCGATGCTTTACGAGATGCTTGGATGAGATCGGCATCTTGGTGGAAGCGCCATATTGTGAAATGGATTTCATTCTATCTGCCGCTGACCTATATTTTGTTTCTCGATGTACGCTGGAAAATCTGGATTCCCGTTATGGCCATTAGTTGGATAATCTGGCGCTGCTCACTGCGATATATCGGTGGCGTACAGTGGGAATCCATGTGGACTCGCTGGCTACGGAGTATCTGGAAGGATGGCGACTAAATGGCGGGAACCGGAGGGCTTTATGTGGACATGGCGCAGAACATGCTCGCATGGGCCGGTCTCTATGCCGATTTCGTATCCGCTTCGGACGCCCGAGTGTTTAAGGCTGCGGATACCACGATGCCACCGCCGGAGAAAGTCGAGCCGCCGGTCCACCTGATCGGCAAGGGCGGAACCATCGACATTGTAGCGTGAGGGCTTCTAAGGGCCTTTAGAGTGACCATTTCACCCACTTCCATCCCAACGGGAGTGTCGCCGGAACAGGCCGCCGCTGAGTTATTGAAGCGGAGACGGGGCCGCGAGTCCCTGCTCGACTTCGTCCACTACACGTTTCCCGGCTATCAGGCGGCCGCCCACCACAAATTGATCTGCGACAAGCTGGAACGAGTCGCCAATGGACACCTGCGACGGCTCATGATCCAGATGCCGCCCCGATCCGGCAAGTCAGAGATCGCCTCCAAGCGCTTTCCTGCGTGGTATCTGGGCCGCAATCCCCGCCGACAGATCGTTTGCGCCACCTATAACGACGAATTTGCCGTCGAATTCGGCCGAGAAGTCCGAAATATCGTGAACGGGGAAGAATATCAGACCCTGTTTCCCGATATGAAGCTGTCGGCCGACTCAAAAGCGGCAGATCGCTGGAACACAGCGAGCGGAGGGGCCTACAAATCGGCCGGCGTCGGAGGCGGACTGACCGGTCGCGGGGCCCATCTGGCCATTATTGACGATCCCATGAAATCGCGGGAAGAAGCAGACTCCAAATTGGAGAGAGACCGGGTCTGGAACTGGTATCGGTCCGTGCTCTATACAAGGCTCATGCCGAAAGGGGCCATTATTCTCATTCTCACCCGCTGGCACGACGACGATCTGGCCGGTCGCCTCCTGCTGGAGGCCGACGACGGGGGAGATGACTGGGAAGTATTGTCCCTGCCGGCGCTGGCCGAGGAAGACGATGCCCTTGGTCGGGCCCCGGGGGAGGCTCTGTGGCCCGAATGGTACCCGACAGAGACGCTGGAGCAGATCAGACGCACTCTCGGACCCCGGGAATGGGGGTCCCTGTATCAGCAGAAGCCCGTTGAAGTCGAGGGAGCCTTCTTTAAGCGCGCATGGCTGCAGTCGTACAAGGAGGATTCCGTCGTTCCGAAGTTCCGGCCGCGCGAAATCATCACCCGGACCGGTGAAAAAACCACCCAACACCCTACACATTTCACCGTATACGGCGCCTCAGACTATGCCGTGACAGATAATGGCGGGGATTACACCGTCCATGTCGTGGCCGGCGTCGATCCGAAGGACGATATCTACGTACTCGACATCTGGCGCGCCCGCGTGGTCCCCGACGAGTGGATCGACAAGCTCGCCGACCTCATCCTGAAGTGGAGACCCCTCGTGTGGGCCGGTGAAAAAGGCCAGATCATGCGGTCCGTGGGCCCGTTCATGCATCGACGGCTGCGAGAGCGCAAGGCATACTGCCGGATTGAGGAATTTTCTTCCCATCACGACAAGCCCACCCGGTCGAGGGCGATTCAGGCCCGGATGTCGATGGGAAAGGTGTATGTGCCGGAGAATGCACCGTGGATGGACAACTTTATCTACGAGTTGTCCCGATTCCCGGCCGGCGCCCACGACGATCAAGTCGATGCGCTGGCGCTAATCGGCCGTATGCTGGACACCATGCACACCGGACGCGATCAGGAACCCCCGCCCGACGAGGTGTGGCAGCCCACAACCATGGGAGAATTCACTTCCGCCCACCGAAGACGACGCCGAATTGGATTTCGCGGAGCCCGGGAGGCCCCCATTGTCCAAGTCAAAGACTAATTGGGGTTACCACATTCGGAATACAACGAGCAGGATATTCCAGAATACGATGGCAGAGAAAAACACGATAAGCTCCTCAAATGATTTATGCATGGAGGCGACGGGAACCGTCTATGTGCAGGGCGTGGATATTATCGAAAGACTGCAACGGGTCGAAGCCTGCATGGAATTCATCGCTCAACGCATGAATTTGGACTTATCTCAGGTAGACAATGCAATCGCCGCAGATAAAGCGTTGAGAATGTAAGATTTTAAGGCTTGACATATTGAGGCGGGGCAATATAACATCATTACGATGATGACCAGTCTCGCGCGCGCAAATGGATGAATCCATCCTTATTGGCCAAGGACAGTTATGCCTTACGGGACTTCCCACCAAGACAGAATATCATACTGGTCGCGGCAGATCGGTTATGCCCATGATCGGCTGAAGCCGGCATTCGCCGCAGCAGATATTCTCATTAAGCAGTACGAGAACCAGCCTGCCTCCAATCGGGAACAGCAGCAGGAGCAGGCGCAGGGACTCGAATCGCACCTCTCCCGCATTAAAGCAAACCTGATTTTCGGCTGGATCGAGCAATCTATTGCGAATCTGCTCGAACGCCACCCCACCTTCAGTGTAACTCCGCAGTCTCCTGAAGCCGTTGACGGGGGCCCCGTGGTCTCGGCCGTCTCCAATTACTGGTATCAGGAAACTGACCAGCTACGCCAAGACGAACGTGTCCTGCTGGACGCGTTTTTGTGCCCATACGGGGTGAAAAAGCTGGGCTGGACGGCCGATTTCGAGCAGCGGGTGGCGGATCTCGTGGACGAAGATCAAGTCGAGGGGGTCTTCGACTTCGATGACGACGTCGAGTCCGAGAATCTGTTCCTCGTTACCGGTGCGCAAACGCGCGTCATGTCCTCGCAGGACCATGTTGCCCACATCGAGGGCCATACGCGGGCTCTACAGGACCCGAATCTCGACACGGCCGGCGAAAATGTCCTGCGTGAACATATAGATCGCCACGAAAAACTCCGTTATCGGCCCGATCCGGATCGTAATACCTCCATTCAGTGGGAAGCACCTTTCGGAATTCGCTGGAATCCGGCCGATTTCCTGATCGATCCCCTCGCTCAGGATGGGCTGAAGGACGCGCAGTGGGTCGCGTTCCGGTCCCGCAGGCGCGTGGAGGACGTGAAGGCGAATCCGAATTACGAAAACACGAACAATCTGGAGCCATCCGAGCGTCCACCGTCGGCGCCCACCCAAGACGCCACACAGATCGATGACGATTTCGGCCTCGTAACCCTGTATGAAATCTGGGCCCGTGACTTTCCCACCGGTAGGGGCCGCCGGGAAGATATCCTGCTCGTCATGGCGGAAGGCCACGACAAGCTGCTGCGGCACGAGATGGAGTGGCCCTACCAGAATCTGGACAATTTCCCCGCTGAACTTCTCGTCTTTCAGACTACCGTCGAGAGTTGGTTCAGCCGCCCGACACTGGTCATGGCCGGAGGCGACAATATTCAAGCACTCGCCAACGAGATCCTCGACTCTTTCCTGAATATTGTCCGGAAATCAAAGAATGCCATTCTCTACGACCCGGACCTCATACAGGCCAACGAGATTGATGGAATCCTGCAGGCCCCCGATATGGCCGCGTTCCCTGTGCGGGGGCTGGCCGAAGCGGGCGGGAGGGCCGTGCAGGCGATGGATTTCGGCAGGGTATCGTCGGAAAAGGGAGAATTGCTCACCCTGATCCAGCAGTTCTTCGACCGTGCAGCGGGCACCCCGCAGCCGGTGGCCAAGTCTCTCGACACGGCGACCGAGGCGTCCATCGCCGAACGGCGCACCTCAGCGCGAGAAGCAAGGCGCGGAGGCCTGCTGGCACAGATGCAGATCAACTGCGCGAAGAAATTCTGGCAACTGACCTGCCAGTTCCGGCCGGAGAGGCTGTTCCTGATCCATCCACAGGCCCCAAAGTGGGCCGCTGTGGACGGGGAACTTGTAAAGGGGGAATACCGCTTCCGGATCGATATCTCCTCACAGCAGGCAAATCTCGCCCTTGAGCGGAAGAATCACCTCGACCTGCTGAATCTCTTCGCCGGACTGGCCGGCGTCTTTCAGCAGCAATACGGGAAACCGCCGAATCTGGCCAAGCTCGCCGAGCGTCTTCTTACCCGTGGATACGGAGAGCAGGTTCCCGAGGAGATTCTTCCCATGCTGGCAGACCTCCAAGGTCAGGGCGCGCTGCCGCCTGAGCTACAGGAAATGGTAAAGGCCGGGCTGGAAGGGACGCCGCAGCAGCCACCGGAGGGAGGCCCGGGGCTTACTGGGCCGCCCACAGAAGTGGAAGCGCAGAATCAGGCCGGGCCGGCGCTTCCCCGGCAGTTTAATCGGCCGGCGCCGAGCCCGGCGCAACAGACGGCCAATGCGGAGACGGCATAATGGCAGGAAAATTAAAGTCCATCGGCAAGGCAGCGCGCGATTTTGGAAGTGGCGCTGTAAAGGGCACAGGTGAAAGGGGACTCAAGTTAACGGGCAAGCCTAGGAAAAAGAGGAAGCGCCCCCTTTCTGAAGAGGATGAGGAGGATAATGAGATGGAGGAGCGCACGGCTAACGGGGTTCAGGTTGATCCCAGTGTCACAGAGGCCGTGAAGAATGGCCGTAAAAAGGGCGGGCGATTTGGCAAAGGCAAGCATCTCGCCAAGGCGTTAGGAATCGGGTTATAAATATGCCAATCGTCGGAGGTAAACACTTCGCGTACGACAAGAAGGGCCGGGCTGCGGCCAAGCAAGAGGCACGGAAAACGGGCAAGCCAATGCAGAAGGCTGCCCGACCCGTGGTTCATCCCAGCGTTAATGAGTCCGTAGCCAAGGCCAATAAGCGTAAGAATCGAAATAAGAAGGTGAGACCAGAGCCCAAGCCAGAGCCGCAGGGATTGTCGCCATACTCATGAAAGACGCGATGATCCTGCATATCATCGGGCCTTTAGAGGCCTCCACGAAGGCGCGGAGTTTGGGCAAGGGCAAGCGGAAGAAAAAGTCTGACAAGCCGAAAATGCACAAGGACGTGAAAGAGGCTTTGGCAAACGCCATGAAAAAAGGCTGCAAGTAATGGCTGTTGGCGATTTCCTTACCGGGGTGGCAAAAGGTGCCGAGCGACGACTCCGAAGCGCTGGCAGTAATATTTTCGGTGGTCGTTCCCGTCAGCCTGACGAGATGTCGGATGAGGAGTTTCACAAGTTCCTTATTCAGCGGGGGTATACCGATCAAGAGGCGAAATTAGCGACCACAGATCGCTCTCAGGCTTCTGAATTCGAGGATTTAATCTCAGCAGGATTGACCCGCAGTCAGGCACGCCACCTGCAAGCCGCGAAAACAATTCGGCGAGCTGGTGCCCCGGGGGTTGATGGGGACTTGCTCTCGCGAACCCGGAGGGATTACACGCACTTCGAGGCCACGCAGGGCGACAGGCGTGGTCCGTACAGTCATGAATACGGCGGGTATGACCAAATCAACGTGCCGAAGGATGCGACGGGGTTTATTGAAGATAGGGACAAGGGCCTTACCCCCGGAGGTGGCCGGTATGGTGCAGCAAACGTGCCCGTACGGAAAACGAGCTTTGAGATGGACCCGAGACTCAAGGAAGGCTTGGGAGCCACCCCTGCCCGGCGCAGGGGACCACGTCTTGATGTTTCAGATGAGCCATTCCAAGATCCCATCGAAGAAGGGGATATACCGCCGGGTTATGGTGAACTGAAACTGGATCTGAAAGCTGATGCGCCTGATATCGACACCTCTGAATTTGATGCCGCGAGCGAAAAATTCCAGCGTGGGTTTATGGGCACCCGCCCGCCCGCCGAGCCCGGCTCCGGCGGATTTATAGGAGAGGGCGTCAGCGCGACGCTCCCGGTTGACAGGACGGGCGCCGAGGTTGACACCCCATCCCTTCAAGCCGTTTTCTCCAGTGGTGACGGTTCGGCGGCTGCACCAAGGCAGCGTGTGCCGGGTGATCACGTCTGGCCTTCAGTAGAAC